TTTTTGTTTTATAATAATCTTCTATAATTTCTTTATTTGGAAGAATTTTATGATATTGCTGACCTCCAAATGTTTCATTATATCCTTTTACAAAACTATTATAATAATCAATCCAATAAATTTCTGCTTTATCTAATTGCTCAAATGTCTCTATATTATCTTGCAATACTTCAAATGTAAAATTTTCAACTCCATATTTTCTAATTGCTTTATATAAAGTTTTATTTTGATCATTCGGATGAGAACCAAAAGCATGTGCTTGATGTTCTTTCCACCTTTCTTCAGCAGTTTTTATTGTTTGACCAATATAACTTTTATTATTTATTGTATTAGTTATTTTATAGATTAACATATCAATTAATCTCCTTTCATATTTCTTCTTTCATTTATATATGAAAATTTGATTAATTGAATTCTACCACTTTGACCAAAACGGTAGAAAATATTTAAAGATTTTCGCACTTCAGACGGTAGCTCATCCTCCGCCTTACTCCTTTCGGATAGTCGTTACACCTTATAATATAATATAGGTCTAAGTCACATCAAGGTTCTTATGTCGGTCCTCTCTATCATTAAGCAACTACCCTTATCTTTGTTGCACTTTATTTTTTTATTCGAGTAACCTATATTTTATTATCTTGGCACTGGATTACCTTCAACTTTACTTGCTAAGGCTTCCCGGTTAGCATAAAGATTAATGAGTCATTTCCTACTCAAACTATTTGTTCTTTACACACCTCTGAGCATCAGAGTTCACGAAATTTTTTATACTATACTTCACAGTATAGGGAGACTATTTCTTAAAGTTCTAATCTCCAGAATGGCAAATCTCTTTTTATTGGGTCAAGCTGTGTAACGCCTAAAAGATAATGATTTAAACCAGAGCAGGAAGAACCTCTTCCCGCACCAACTGTGCTTCCACACTCCCAGAACATATCAACATAATGTTGAAGAACAATAGGATATCTAAACATATTAGTTCCAAGTTTTTCACTAATTGTTTTCTTTATATCTGCTTCTTCTTCAAGTCGTTGCATATATTTATCATTATCTATATTCATTTGCTTTAATTTACTTAAACAAGCATTTATCCAATATCTTTCATATTTATCATCGGATATTTTCATATTGTACAAAGTTGGGAAGTCTTTTAAACTTCTATCTTCATATTTTACATAATCTTTTACTTCAACTTTTGGAATAGTTTGATTATGTCTTAAACTATAATTTTCAATTTTATTATAAATTTCTTCGGATGCCGCAACTAATGCATCATAATTTAACTCAGAAGGAATAAGATTTGCTTTTATTTCTTCTTCACTTTGAAGATAAGCATATTCATAAAAAGCATCAACTTCTCGTTCTCCGCCTTTTGAATTAAGATATGATTTATGAACATATCTGTCTTTTTTTGTAAGATAATGCGCATCTGTTCCTATTACCATTTTACAATTAAATGCGTGTGCTATTGACATTAATCTTTTATTCGCGGCAATTTGTTCACTTGAACGTCCAGGGGCACATTCAATATAGAAATCATCACCAAAAATTTCTTTGCACCATTTTACAAAATTAATAATAGAAATTTTAATTTCTCTTATTTCATCTTCTAAACCGTGCTTTTCTGCTTTGATTAAATTTAAAATATGTGAAGATAATTCCCCACCAAGACAAGCTGTTGTACCTATTAAACTATTAGGATATTTTGCCAAAATATTTTCAAGCTCTAAATAAGTTGTTGGAACTCTTTCGATACCTCTATCCCAATAGCTATTCATCCAAGAATAAGATGAAAGCTCTCTAAGAGCTTTATAACCCATTTTATTTTTTGCAATGAGAATAAAGTGATAATATTTTTGTCCTTTACTTCTATTCTCTGTTAAATAAATTTCATTTCCAAGAGCAACCTTAAAATCAGGATATTCTTTATTTATTTCTTCTGCATAGAAGTTTGCTTCTGGATGTCCGCATAAACATTCGTGATCAGTGATTGTAATACCACTTAAACCAAGTTCTACTGCTCTATTGATTAATTTTGGAATCTTATTTATGCTATCCAATAAGCGAAGATTTGAATATTCACTATGAGTATGAACTTCAAAACGACTCAAATTATCATCTCCTTTTTTATCTTTACATTATATTATACCATAATTTTTTTTATTTGTCAAATTTAATTTAAGTAATATTTTGGTATCTCTTTTTCCGCTGCTGCTAATAATCCCGCCCATATTATTCCATGTTGCATAGCTTGAAAACATAATTCAGATTTTTCATCATCAAAAAATGTTGTAGCTTTAAATGCGTCCTCTAAACTATTTGATTGAACATAATTCATAATGAATCTTTGAAATTCTTCTAAACATATATAAGTTTTTATCATTTAAACTCCCTCACCAATACTAATTTCTCACTTGCTCTTGTGCAAGCTGTATATAACCATTGTGCGTGCTCATTTTTTTTAAAAGGAAAAGATTCTTCAACTACAACCACTTTATCCCATTCTGAACCTTGAGCTTTATGAACAGTAATAGCATACGCGTAAGCAAATTCTTTTGGAACTATTTCTCCATATCTTGGTCTTAATCTACCAAGTTGATATGATAACCGCCAATCGCAACATTTATCACCAGTCATTAACATTTTATAATCTATTTCTGTCATTCTATAATAATCTTCTGCTTCTGGAATAATAAGATCGCCCACAAGTACATCAAAATATGGAACAGGGCTTTGTATAAAACGAGGAATATATCTTTCTGTTTTGAAACTATTATTTAATATTCCTATTGTCCCATTAATAAGTGAATCTCCGCCTATGTCACTGATATCTTCCCAATAATTTCTCAAACAAATAAGTTTATCTCCATCTTGCGGCGGCCCTTCAAAACCCAATAGACTTCTCATTTTTGCATTTATCATTTGTCTTTTAGCATTGGTTGCAGTAAGTACTTGGTCTCCCCATTGAAGCACACCAGTAGTAAGTTGAGTACTTGGAAGAATTTTTACTTCATTTCCATTAAAAGATTCAATGTTTTCTCCTTCTCTTATCTTCATTGTTAATCTAATAATTTCAGATTCTTGCGCTTGTCGCATAATTTCATCTAAAAAAACATGAGGTTTATTAAGAAGTTGATTATCTTCATCTTTATCTATTGGAGGAAGCTGAAAAGGGTCACCAAGACAAATTACATATACTTGATGTGAAAATAGTAAATCCATTAATGTTTTTGGCGCCATACTCACTTCATCTACAACTACAATATCATATCCAAGACATTCTTTAGGCTTTCTAAAGAAGCCTCCCGCAGGCTTTGGGAAGTGGTCATAAAGTAATTTATGAAGAGTGCAAACATTTTTATTTCCTTTTTTTCTTAAAATTTCTGCGGCTTTGCCTGTAAAAGCAGAATAGCAAACTCTACTTTCTTCAACGTCAAGAGCTTCAATAATAAATCTTACAAGTGTTGACTTACCTGATCCTGCATAACCACTAATAACCGTATATTTTTCATTATCTCTATGTCTTTGTACTGCAATTTTTAATCCTTCTTCTTGCTTTTTAGTTAATATCATTTTTTCTCTTCCTTTCATATTCTTATTTATATTATAACAAATTTTTATAAAAAAATCAAGATTGGAAAATGCAAATCAAAAAATTCTAAATGCACTTTCCAATCTGAAGCTCGGTTGTTCTCGCTCCAAGCAGCCAAAGAAATCTTTTATTTAATTAAAAAGATTCAAAAGAATATTTCTGAAATGTTGCGTATTCAGGTGAATCTATAATTTCCCAGTCTTGAACAATAAGTTGTGGATAAGAATTGCCATTCCATTTATTTACAGCACATTTGCATATAGCGTTCATTTCAATATAAGGATGTTTATTTAATATTTCCGAAAAATTTGTAAGTTCTTCTTCTGTAATGTTAAATTTTATAATAGATATATTATAAGGAAGAGTAATTTTAAATGTATTGCTTTTCATAAGAGCAATATTTTGATTCGTCATTTTAAAATTAATATTTACATATGCTCTATCTATATCCTGCCCCCAATAATCATTCATATTACCAATATCAAGAATAAGTTGAGTATTATCAATATTCTCAAAAAGCTCATAATCTACTCTATATATTGGTTCAGTTGAAATATTTTCTAATATTTTATCAGTTTCAGTAATAAAAATAGGAATTTGCTCTTCTGGAATCCCACAACCCATTGCATTGTCGTGTCCTTGTGCATAGGCAACTGCACCAGATTTTTTAAGAATGTCTTTAAAACTATCTATCCCTGTTTTTGTATATCCTCTTCCGCTACCTTCGTATATTCTTTTTTCTGGAGAGTATGATAAAACTAAGCAAGGACGTTGGTATTTTGCCATCATTTTATTTGCAACTAATCCACGAATATTTGGCTCTATTTCATTCTCTTTTAATAAGAATAATAGAATTTTATGTTGTAATAGACAATTTTCTTTTATTTTTGCTTCTAATAAAGCCATTCCAGCATCTTCAGCTCTTGTTTGTCTATTTTTAACATTTGTTGCAGTGCGTAAAGCCTGTGCTAAAATAGTTTCTTGTTCTCCTTCTTTATGTCCTCTTTTGTTTGATAATATCTTTGTAAAAGCATAATTATCAAGCATAGATTTAAAAAGTAATTCTTTCTCTGCTTGAGTCCCGCTTCTTGTTAAAGCATTAACAAAAGGAACAATAAAAAATGCAGCACCCATAGAAGTACAAGCCATAGATTCATCTGCTGAAATATAATCTGCTTTACTTAAAGGAAACTCATTTTTTTCTATCATTCCTTCTATAAAAGGATTTTTAATATTATTTATTTTAAATCCTTCTGTGATAAGATATCTTGTTTCAAAAGACCGAAGACTCATCATATCTCCGCAAAGACCAAGAGCAACTAAATCTAAATAATCATTAGCATAATTTGTTTTTAATTTATTGTCAATAAATCTACAAAATTGCCAAACCACACCAACACCGCTTAATTCTTTATTAGGATATTCTGATAATTGATTATTAATAATTACTGCATCCTAACTAATCTTATCTGCTAAGTGGTGGTCTAATACAATAGTGTTTCCTCCATATGCTTTAATGCGGGCATGCTCATTATAGTCATTACTTGCAGAATCTGGACATAATACAAGTTTATATTTATTTGTTTCAATTTCATCTATACAATCAGCTAATCCATGCTGTTTTCCTTGATGCATTTTCCAAGTTAAACAAGAATTAACCCAAGTAGGAAATATTTTACTTAAATAATTTATAAACAATGCCGCAGAAGTCATACCATCACAATCGCTATCAACTATAAGGATTGCTTTCTATTGATTTTTAATACAATTTATTAAATATTTTAAAGCTGTTTCTAATTGAAGTAAGCCGAAACTTTCATAATTACAAATGTCTCCTTCGCAAAGGTGTAAATAATGAAATAAATCAGAAGGTTTTATTCCTCTATTTACAAGTATTTGTTCTATTGGAGAAAATTGAAATATTGGTTTATTAATTAATTCATATTTCATTTTATAATTTCACAACACTTTCCAATAATAATTTTTATATTGAGTATGATTTTTAATAGCATTATTTAAAGATGTATAACATACTATATTGAAATATTCTAAAACTTCTTTTTTAGAATTAAAAGTTTTTAATAATGTATTATTAATATCAAACATTTGAACTTTAATTTTATTATTTGGCTATCGCAATTTTGCTTTCATACTCATTTTTTTCCTTGTCTATTCTGAATGTTTTTTACCTTTAAAAGGATTTTTATGTTTAGATAAATATTCTTTTTGTCGCAAACTTAATTGTTGTTTTGTTTTTATCCCTTTTTCTGTTTTATAATATTTTTTTAATGACTTACTAATTTTATTTTTTAATTGAATTGTTTTTTCAGGGACAGCATCTCCACCCTAAGTTTGATTATAACCATATAAACTATTATTAGTTTTATAAAAAGCAATTAATTCTTTTTCTTTTTGTTTTGCTTCTTTTTCTGTTAAATTTGTATAAATAATTTTATGCTAAAAATTATTCCATCCATACTTAACAATAGCTTTATAAAATAATTGTTTTTTATATCCCTACCCATTTTTCCATCTTTTATTAGGATTTATTTCAGACGTAATTCCAATATATTTTTTGTTGTTTATTTTATTAATATGCATATATACTTGCCACAATTTAATTATATTGTTGTCCATTAGAATCTAACCTTTCTTTAAATAATTGCAAAAAAATATCTTTACCTTGATCTATTGGAGCATCTTTATAATTTAATAAATTATGTGTATCAAAAATAAAACTAATATTACAAAAATTACTATATTTATATGATATTGTTTTTAATTTATTCACCCATCGTTTATACTCATCGTCTCCAATTTGCTTATATTGTTTATCAAAGGCAATAATAATTTCTTTAACTCCAAGTCCATAAATTAAAGAAAATTGATAATTTAATAAATTACTTCCACATACAGCTCCCGTAATATCATTTTCTTTTCCAAAGTAACTGGCATATTTTAAACAACTTTTTTCACCTTCAAAAATAATTATTTTTTGCATTTTTTGTATATTATTTTTAGAAAAATTTAAATTATAAACATTAAAAGACAAAGGATGATTAAATTGTTTGCCATTTAATATAGCAGGTTTATATTTTCCATAAACTTCTTCTTCTTTAATTAAAGTTCTTTCCCTTATTCCTATTAAATTATTATTTATATCATAATGTGGAATAACTATTCCCATATTTAAAGGGTCATAACAAATTCCACGAGCTTTTAAAATTTCAAGAGTTATATCTTCTTTTTCCCACGGTAAAATACGAGGGCAAGGAAGATATTTTAATATAGTATTATCATATACTTTAAGCTCAACTTGTTGCGGTTTTGATTTTTCTTTCCCTCTTTTAAAAGCATTGATAAACTTCCAATCTTCTAAGTCTTCTTGGCAATCTTCAAATTCAAAGTTATCAGTAGAATAACCAAAATATTTTGCTACAAAAACAATAGCTTGTGGAAGAGAATAATTTACTCTTCCACTGGCTTTTCCAACTTTTAAAACAAGTTCATAGATATCAAAAGATGCATCTCCACACTCTGTATAACAATGAAATAAATGTGTGTTAGCATAATAATATAATTTATGACTATTTCCTCCGTGACAAATTGTGCGGGCAGTAAATGAATCAATATTCATATGAGGTTCTCCGCCCAATTCCGCGACCAAATCAAATACTTCTTCTATTGATAAATTTTCTTTTAATGAATTTTTATCATATTTATATTTTTTCATTATACTCAGTACCTCCTCCAGGAATCCATCCATCTGGACAATATTCTCCATATCCTAAAGGATGATATTTTTCTGGAGCCATTGTTGAGCAAGGATGCTCTTCTGGGGGGAGTTTTATGCCAAGCATATCACAATATTCATTTTTTATATGATAACAAGGACACTCTTTACAACATTTAATTTCTTCCATAATATCCTCCTTAAAAAGCAGACGCTTCAATTCTTGGGGTTACTGTTATTTTTAAATCTTCAATATTAATTAATTCATAGTTGTATGTGGTTGCGAATATAGGCTCAATTCTACAAATTCCTCTATTAGCTTTACACCATAAAAGAATATCTTTATATCTACCGCCACGATTTTTATAAATAGATATTTTAATTGTTGGCATTTCAATTCCCATTGAACTTACTATTGTTTTTAATGAATCAAAATCATCTTGATTTGCTTGTAACATAATCATACCACAATCAATTTTATCAGCGATTGCTTTTGCCATATTTCCCAATATTTCTATTGGTACTGACTATATTTTAACAACATATGTTGCTATATCTCTTTCGATTTTCAGGCGCTTCGTTTCCTAAAACGTCGCTACGTGCTAATAGTAGCTCTACTCCCCAGCATTTCAACCTCAGGGATAGTCGATAGCCCGCTCTAATTACTTTCCATCATAAAATGATGGATTATTAATCATTTTCCATAGGGTGCCATAACCCACATAGCACTCAGGAGTTTTACTAAATTTATTTAATGATAAACCACTTTGTTTATATAATTCAGTTATTAAATCTCGATCTTGCTTAGAGTATGCTCCTTTATGAAGATTGATTTCAAAAACTTCTGGTTTAATATGTTTCCAAGTTTTTCCATGCCACATTCTTAAAAATCCACTATAACTTATTTTATTTAAAAAATATTGATTATAAATATCCCGACTTCTTAATCCTTTTTGATAACATTCTCTACAAAAAATAACATCGTTTTTTGATAATAAAGCCATTCCATGCTCTTCTCCTTTATGGATTGTATTATATCCAGGGAAATCTCCACCAGGAGTT